GGGGGGGGGTACACATTCAGGGAATCGACAACGGCATCACGGAGGCTGTCATACTGGACGAGGTACGGGTCAAGTTTTTTCAGCATAGTGAGCGAGATGGTCTTCTGAGGGCCACACTGCTCGTCCAGAATATGAGTTGGTACGATGTAGAAATCCCATCCATCCAGTACCAGCGGGTCGGCTCGCTCGCGCACAGTCTCAGTGTAGAGGCAGAACACATACACGTCGGATTGCCGTTTGACCTCCTCAGCATAACCGCTGATGGAGTCCCAAGCTCTCGTTGGCCGGATGCTGAACTGGATGTTGGACAGCCTGCCATCGCCCTGCCGCCATGCCTGAAGATATGCGCAACTCTTGACCTCGATGCGCACTTCATCGCGGGCCTCGCCATTACATACCCAGTTGTAGGGGAAAGAGATGTCGTAGGGAGTCCAGTCATCGTTGGTTCCGCTCAGATCAATGCCCAGCGCGGCGGATACAATGAACTCGCAGTAGGAGCCTCGCAGGGTGTTGTTGAGCAGGTCTGAGGCGTTCCAGCGCCAGTAGTCGCTCAAGGATTTACCGATGGGCATATCATCAAAGACGATAAGTTCGTCCCCGGTACGTTGCTTCGTCATGATTTTCACCTCCTCGAAAAGTCAACCCGTATCAGCCTACGTCGGCTTTTTCCTCATGTTGCATGGACGTTATGATGACCCGCTGCTCCGGGGTCATATAGCGGTCGAGCAGCGACCACAAAACCTGCCGGTCTGCGATAGACGCCTTCTCGTAGCAGGCGACTAAGATGCTGACGTCGGGCGGCGTACGGCCGACGGCGGGCAGATCGGCACCGACCAAAACGTCCAGCGTCACGCCCAGTACAGAGGCCAGCTCCACAGCGGTCTCGATGTTCGGCGTTCTATCGCCGGAAACATAACGTGAGATGGTAGTCTCCGTCGTGTTGATGCGCTCTGCGACAGCACGCTGCGTGAGGCCGCGCTTGTCGATGAGTTCTTTGAACTGTTTGGCGAACATGGCTTTGCTGTACATAGTCATACCTCCCAATGTAGCTTACTTACCAAGTTTATAACATACTTGTCAAAGAGTAAACAAAACTTACCAAAATTATCATTTTAAGATTGACATATACCATAACGGTAAGCTATAATGAAGACACGGAAAGGGGGTGAGCGGATGAATAGCTCCAAGCTCAAGGGCATCCGGGTCGAGAAGGGAAAGACCCAGAAGAACATGGCCGAATTGATCGGCAAATCGCTTGTTACCTACTCCAAGAAGGAGCGCGGAGAAGTCGAGTTCTCCAATGAGGAAATGAGCATTGTCGCCAAGGCGCTTGACCTGACCAGCGATCAGGTCAACGCCATTTTTTTCGACGACAACTTACCGAAAGGGTAAGTATACGCATGGCGGTTTGCTGATGTCTAAAGTATAGCGCATCAAGGGGGCAAAGAAAATGGGACGCGATGCCGCAAAAGCCTGTGAAAACCAGTGCTTCCGGTGTAGGAAAGAGGCCGCAAAGCACAACGATAAGCTCGGTAGCCGCGAAGGCGCTGCGGAACTGCTCGGAATCTCGGTTTCGAGCCTTGCAGATTACGAGCTGGGCAACACAAAGGTCATCCCGGTGGATAAGGTGGTGCTGATGGCAGACATCTACAATGCACCGGAGCTGATGGCGTGGTATTGCTCGTCGGAGTGCCTTATCGGAAAGAGCCTCGAAATGCCGTCCCCTGAAATTGCCTCGGTAGAGCGTACGACCATGAAGCTGCTGAAGCAGCTCCGGCAGGGTGACATCGAGCAGGTCAAGGAAAAGCTCATCGACATCACGGCAGATGGCATCATCTCCAAGGATGAGTGGGCAGACCTGACCGAAATCCTCGACTACCTCGACGGACTGATTCAGGCGGCGCGGGAACTGAAGCTCATTGGCTCCAAGCTCCTGAATGGAGGCGCAGACGATGGCTGACATCCAAACGCTGAAGAAGCTGCTGGCAGAAGAATATGGCATCACAACCGCAAGAGAACTCGACGAAGCCATGAAGAAAATCGGCGGATTGAATATCGGCGTGTTTGCATCGCCGGTAAGAAAGGATGGAACGAAACATGAAAAAGTACGCAGTATTGCACGAGCCGGGTGACATCGTTACGCTGGCCGGAACCAGATTTGTGGTGCTGGATGTTGAGCGTCGTGGTAGCCTGCCGGACAGCCTGTTCCTGCTGGCGCTGGAATCGGTTGGTGCTTCTGAATTTGGCAGCTCCAACAACTACGCAGAGAGCGACCTGAAGAAGGCCGTGGACAAATGGTTGGAGGACATGGGCAAGAGGGGTCTCGACAACGCCAAGCTCATCCCCCGCGAGATCGACCTGACCACGCTGGACGGTTCCGGCTGCTATGGGAAGCTGTCGGTGAAGGCTGCGCCGCTTACACTGGATGAAGCTCGCAAGTACACTGACATCATCCCCAATGCGGAGCGGTGGTGCTGGCTGGCGACCGGTTGGAGCGGTCCCAGCAAGTCGGACGGTGATCTCGCCCTGTACGT